TTTCCTGGAGGTTATGTAGACCATGTTAATAGAGTAATTTGTTGCGCTTTAAGTTTACATGAATTATGGATTAAAATGGGGGTAGATGCTACTACTTATACTAAAGAAGAACTAGTATTCTCAGCTTTAAATCATGACCTGGGTAAAATGGGTGATGAAGAAAATGAATCTTATATTCCTCAAGATGATAAATGGCGTAAAGAAAAATTAGGAGAAGATTATAAATTTAATGATAGAATTCCATTTGCATCTGTCCCTGATAGAGGATTATTTTTACTCCAATCTCATGGTATCCAGTATACTTTTAATGAAATGATTACTATTCAGACTCATGATGGTTTATATGATGAAGCTAATAAAAAATATTTAGCTACTTATATGCCAGAACAAAAACCTAGAACAAGTTTACCTTATATTATTCATCAAGCAGATTTAATGGCTGCTCGTATTGAATTTGAAAGAGAATGGTTACCTAAATTAAATTCAAAATCAGAAACAGTTAAAAATCCCTTTAAATTAGAATCAAATAAATCAACTCCTACCACTCAGGTTACTAAAAATAAAGCATTAGGTGGTTTAAAAAGTGAAGGACTTAAAAATATATTAGATAATTTATGATATTTATAGTAATTATTTTATTGTTAATGGTTGTGGTCTTAGGATTCACAACCTTTAACCTTTTAAAGAAAAATGAAAAACAAGAAGATATTTTAGCTTCTTATTTAACTTATCTTAATAAAATCTCAGATATAATTGATATGTCAGATAAAAAGATTCATGAAATTGATGTAAAAGGATCTTTTGAAAGTGATGATGAAGTAGGATTTTTCTTTACCAATATTAAAATGATTCAAGATGTTTTGAATCAATTTCGCATTAAAAACTTATGATTGAGGTAGCAGTTAAGAAAAAAAAGGGAGTACAGTACTTTACTCAAGATACAGAAAATGCTATTATTGCGTATAATAACTCTGCTACTTTTGATGAGAAAAATAAAATTTATCATGAACGTATTCATTATGCTTTCTTTAAATTAACAGAAAATATTATTCATACCTTTAAGTTTTATTATACTGAGGTGAGTAATATTGAAGATTTACAATTTGAAGTAATTTCATTTTTACTTTCTAAAATTCACCTTTTTAATCCAGCTAAAGGAGCTAAAGCATATTCTTATTTTGGTACAATTGCTAAACGTTATTTGATTCTTTCAAATCAAAAGAATTATAAAAAACGCATTGATACTTTACCTATAGAAACATTAGAAGAAGATGAAAAGCATTCATACGAAATGGAAGATGACCAACCTATAGAATGTTTATCTTACTATATAAATGAATTTACTGAATATTGTACTGAATATATTTTTGAAATTTTTCCAAAAGATGAAGATGCTAAAATAGCAGATGCTATATTAGAAATTTTTAGAAAACGAGAAACTATAGATATTTTTAATAAAAAAGCACTTTATATTTACATTCGTGAACAAATAGAAGTTAAGACTCCTAAAATAACTAAAATAGCAAACAAACTCTATGATATATTTAAAGAAGGATATGTGTTTTATTTAGAACACGGATATACAAAGTTTTGATTTTAATATTTATAATCAAAATTTATGAGTTTAGATGCTGTAATATTTAAAAAGAAAAAGTTTTCTGATATATTAGAAGAAATTTATGAGAATCAAAAGAAAAAGGAATCACAAATTTCTGCTTTAATTGGTGAATTAAAACCTCTTATTAATGATATTGGTGATGCTACCTTAGTTGTTCCTTTAATTAAGGAATATATGGAAATTGGTATTAAAAATGATGAACAATTAATTAAGATGGCTACTATTGTTCAGCGTGCTTTACAAGTACAAGCTCAAACTGGTGCTAATGATTTATCATTTTCTGAAGAAGAAAAAGCACAATTGTTTGATTTAGCTAAAAACATTGGAGAGAAAAAATAATGGCATTTTATCCTGAAGGTTTACAACAACAGACTGATCTTAATACTAGTACTCTTCAAGATTCAGGATATTTTTCTATAACCCCTGTTAGGGTAAAATATACTTTTTTAAATTTAGAACAAATAAAAAAAGATAATCGTAAATTATATGATAAGTATCAAGGTGATTTTGCTTTAGGAGGTATAATTTTTGACTCTGTTTCAAATCCAACTTCAGGTAGTAAAGAAGAAGACCAATTTGAAGGTTTACCTTTTGCATTGCCTTTATTTCCTAATTTTAAACAAATTCCTTTAGTAAATGAGATTGCTTATATTATAAGTTTTCCATCTCCTAATTTACAGGATCCTGATTTTATTGATACAAATGATACTACTTTCTATTATTTTCTTCCTATTAATATATGGAATAGTACTCACCATAATGCTTTACCTGATCCTTTTACTACCTCTACTAAAACACCCCCAGAACAGAAAACTAACCAACAAGTTGAAGCAGGTTCTAGAGTTAAAACTACTGATGGGGTTGATGATATTAATTTAGGAGAAACTTTTGATGAACAATCTAATATAAGAAATTTACAACCTTATGAAGGAGATATTATTTTTGAAGGTAGATGGGGTCAATCATTAAGATTTAGTTCAACAGTAACAGGTAGTGATAATACTTGGTCATCTGTAGGTCCAAATTCAAAACCAATAACCATTTTAAGAAATGGTCAATATAATGATAAAAAAGCATCTTGGATTCCTATTGTTGAAGACATTAACCAAGATTCAGGTTCTATTTATTTAACTAGTAATCAAAAAATTCCTTTAAAATCAGCCAGTTCAACTTATAATAGTTACAAATCAGATGTCCCAATATCACCTAATGAATATAACTCAAACCAAATTATTTTATCTTCAGGTAGATTAGTTTTAAATTCTTCTAAAGATCATATTTTATTAAGTTCTGCTAAAAGTATTAATCTTAATAGTATTTCATCTGTTAATGTTGATTCACCTATATTTGTAACTCAAACTAAAAATGTTTATCTAGGGTCAAAAGATGCTAATGAACCTTTATTATTAGGTAACAAGACTGTTGATTTATTAAATCAATTATTATCTAATTTAAAAACATTTGCTGATGTTTGTACAACAGTGGTTTCTACTGGTCCTGGTCCATTAACTCAATTTAATACTATAGGGCCTATATTGTCTAACAATATTTTAGCTTTACAACAAGAGTTGAATAGTCTAAAATCTAAAAATAACTATACAACATAATGGCCTCATCTATTGATATTAATAAAATAGTAGGAATTTTAACACAGAATCAATCTAGTGATTTATCTCAAAAAGGTTTAAATAAAATTAGAAAAATCATTTTAGATAAAGCTGTTGACTTGTCTAATAAATCAACTTCTACTTTAACTCCTATTTTACAAAAATTAAATATAACAGATATTAATAATCTGCCTACTACTTGTCCCTCAGCAGATGTAGTAAATACTATTACTCCTATATTAAATAATTTTATACAAGATATAAACTCCCAAGTAAATATTATTGACAGACTTAATCAAACTGTTAATAATTCTACTACTATTTTAAATACTACAAAACAAATTGTTAATACTTTAAATCTTACTATCCCCATAGCAACAGCTATTATTCAAGCTATTCCCCCTCCAGGATTACCAGGAGCAATAGTAGGTGCAGTAGATGTTTTAGATTTTTTAAGACAAAAAACTTTATTTGATAATAATGGTAATCCAATAATACCTCAAATATCAGCTCCATTAGTAGGAATTTTAATTTCAATTAATATATTTAATACTTTTTTAACAGATACTGTTAATACAATAAATAAAATATTAGAATTATTAAACAAATGTTCTGCTCAAAATAATACTTTAGTTAATATAACTAATTTCTCACCTTTAGTTACAACAGTAATTGATAATCAAAACAAGATTATTTCAACTCCTACTTCTTTTCCTTATCAAGATTTTTTAATTGAAATAGAAGAAAAAAACTATACTCCTACTGTTAAACAATATAGAGCTGTTGGAAGGAATAATCAAGGAATAATCTTAATTTCAACCCCATATTCTTTTACATCTACTCCTCAAATATTAGTAGAACAATTAAAATTTATAATTGATAGAGATAATTTAAAAGCTAATTAATTTAATATTTATAAACAATGAAACTATCAGAATTTAAATCAATGATCAAGGAAGCTGTAAAAGAAGCTATCCATGAAGAGTTACGTGAAATTATATTGGAAGCAGTAAAAGCTCCTAAGGGTACTCCTGTTGGAGTAGGTGGTTATGGTACAGTAACTGAATCAAAAAATACTTACGCTCAACCTAATCTTGAAAATCCTAAAAAATTATCTGCTGTTGAAAGACGTAATCTGTTTAGTGGTATGTTAGAAGAAATGCAAACTGGTGGAGTAGCTAATACTGCTTATGCTGGAAATTTTCAACCACAAGGGCATGTAGATGCTATTAATGGAGCTTTACCTGAAGGTAATGTTGGATTAGACCAAATAATGGCTTTAATGAATAAATAATGGCTTTTATAGTTAGAAATAAATTTCCAATTGATACTCAACCTCAAAAAGCGGTTGGAGTAAATCTTCCATTTTCAGGAAGAGCGGTTTTTACTTCTAATTATTTAACTAGAGATGCTATCCGAAATAATTTAATTAATTTTTTCTCTACTAGAAAAGGAGAAAGAGTGATGAATCCTTTATTTGGTAGTATAATTCAACAGACTGTATTTGAAAATTTAACAACAGATATAGATATTACATTAAAAACAATAATTGAAGATGAAATTAATAAGTATTTTAATTTTGTAACAATTCAATCAATTAATGTAGTTCCAAATCAAGATTTTAACCAATTAAACATTGATATTACTTATAGCGTAGCTAATTTTGGTATTAATGATAACATAACAGTGACTATATAAAATGGCAATAAAAAGAGACATAAAATATTTAAATAGGGATTTCAATTCATTAAGGGATACTTTGATATCATACTCAAAAACTTACTTCCCTAACTCCTATAATGATTTTACTCCTGCATCACCAGGTATGATGTTTATGGAGATGGCTGCTTATGTAGGTGATGTTTTATCATTTTATTTAGATAATCAAATTCAAGAAACATTTTTACAATATGCTCGTCAATCTAATAATTTGTATGACTTAGCTTATATGTTAGGTTACAAACCTAAAGTTACTTCCGCCGCTATTGTTACTCTTGATTTTTATCAAACATTACCAGCTACAACTTCAGGTAGTGTTACTATTCCTGATTTTAATTATGCCTTACAAATTCCAGCTAATACAACTGTTAACTCATCTCAAAA